CCTATCGTCGAGGTGGTTGGCGCATGACGATCACCCGCTGCGCTGGCCAGCGGGGCCCACACCAAAATAGTGGGCCGAAGGGGTAGGGCGTCGATTCTTTGCCCCAGCCGGCCTTTCAAACGGAGGAACACAAAATGAGCGAACGGGGACGACAGTGCAGCAGATGCGGGCGTGTGCGCCCATGCCATTGGTACGGCTACCAGCGGGCGCAATGTCGGCTGTGCATCGCGGAGCGGCGGCGCCTGCGCTATGCGGTGCAGCGGGCGATCGACGCAAGGCGCAGAGAGGAGGAGAGGTGAGCTACACGGAATTCCTAGAACGCAAGCGGCTCGTGGTGCGCCCATGCGGCATCGATTTGCCGCCGCCGCTATCGCCGCAACTGTTCCCGTTCCAGCGTGACATTACGCGATGGGCGCTGCGCATCGGCAAGGCCGCCGTATGGGCCGATTGCGGGCTCGGCAAGTCGTGGATCGCTATTGAATGGGCGCGCTGTGTCGCGGCGCACGCGGCCAAACCTGTGCTCATACTGACGCCGCTAGCGGTGGCCCAGCAATTCGTTGCAGAGGCAGACAAGATCGACGTGAGAATCGAACATCTCTACGTGAGCAAAGCGCCCGCCCAGATCCGAGTCTGCAACTATGAGAAATTGCATCGCATCGACGTCAGCGAGTATGGCGGCGTAGTGCTCGACGAGTCCAGCGTGCTCAAGGACTACACGAGCAAGACGCGCAACCAACTGATCGACTCGTTCGCCTTGACACCGTACAAGCTTTGTTGCACCGCGACGCCGGCCCCTAACGATTTCGTCGAACTCGGCAATCATGCCGAGTTTCTTGGGGCGATGACGCGGGCCGAGATGCTCGCGATGTTTTTCGTGCACGACGGCGGCAGCACGCAGGACTGGCGCATCAAGGGCCACGCGGAGGCAGACTTCTGGCAGTGGCTTTCGTCGTGGGCGATCAACCTCAAGACGCCGAGCGATCTTGGATACGACGATGATGGGTATGATCTTCCTCCGCTCGACGTGCGACACCACGTAGTGGAGGCCGATAGCGCGGATGTCGCCCGACAGGCGGGACTGCTGTTTGCAGCGGAGGCGCGTACGCTCAGCGCCCAGCGCGCAGCTCGGCGCGTGAGTCTACCGGAGCGCGTGGCGCTATGCGCCGAAATGGTCAATGCATCGGATGAGCCGTGGATTGTTTGGTGCGACCTCAACGCGGAGAGTTCAGCGCTCGCGGCGGCGATACCCGATGCTGTCGAGGTGGCCGGGAGGCACGACACGTCTACGAAGGAGTCGCGCATGTGGGGTTTTTCTCGTGGCGAACATCGTGTGCTCGTGACCAAGCCGTCGATTGCCGGCCATGGGATGAATTGGCAGCACTGCGCCCGGGTCGCATTCGTTGGCGTGTCTCACTCATTTGAACAATGGTACCAGGCCATTCGCCGATGTTGGCGATTCGGACAGGGGCGCCCTGTCGGCTGTCACGTCATCACATCGGAGCAGGAGGGCGCAATCGTGGACAACCTGAAGCGCAAACAGGACGACGCGGAACGGCTGACGCGCGGCATGGTGGCCCACATGGCAGAGCTTAGCTGCGCGCAGCTTGGGCAGACGAAACGAACCGAAACGGCATATGAGGCACAGCAGGAGATGAGGCTACCGCAATGGATGTGATCGATCAGGTGCTCAATGACGACGTGGCGCTCTACCATGGCGACTGCATAGATGCGGTCAAGGGACTGCCGGAGAGCAGTGTCCACTACACCATCTTCTCGCCGCCGTTCGCGAGCCTGTATGTGTACAGCAATAGCGACCGCGATATGGGCAACTGCGCGGATCAAGGAGAGTTTGCCGAGCACTTCGCATTCCTCGTCGGTGATCTGTTGCGCGTGACCAAACCGGGGCGGCTGCTCTCGTTTCATTGCATGAACATTCCGACCGTTAAGGCGCGTGATGGCTACATCGGCATCCGCGATTTCCGCGGCGAACTCATCCGAATGTTCATTGACGCGGGATGGATCTATCACTCCGAGGTTTGCATCTGGAAGGATCCGGTCACCGCAATGCAACGAACCAAGGCGCTTGGTCTGCTGCACAAGCAGTTGAAGAAGGACTCGTGCATGTCGCGGCAAGGGATCGCGGACTATCTCGTCACGATGCGCAAGCCGGGTGACAACCCTGAGCGAGTGAGCCATACCAACGACTCGTTTCCCGTCGAGGTGTGGCAGCGGTACGCGTCGCCGGTTTGGGCCGACATCAATGCGACCCGGACGCTATCGAAGATCGGTGCGCGAGAGGACAAGGACGAGCGGCACATATGCCCGCTGCAGCTCGACGTCATCGAGCGCGCTATGCGCATGTGGAGCAACATGGGCGACATCGTCCTAAGTCCGTTTATGGGCATCGGTAGTGAAGGCTACGTCGCGCGCGAAATGGGTCGTCGCTTCGTCGGAGTGGAGCTGAAGAGGAGTTACTTCGACCAAGCGCGCGCCAACATCCTCGCCGCTGGCCGCCAGCAGGAACTGTTCGCATGACGGAGACCAAATTGAGCCGCGCAGTGCAGGACGCATTGGCCCTCGACCCCGACGTGCTGGCCATCCGCGTCAACAGCGGCAAGGTGCGCGTCCGCGGCGGCTGGATGCAATTGGCAGACGAGGGCACGGCGGATCTGATGGGCGGCGTAGCTTTTGGCTCTATGCCGATCACTTGTCGACTGTGGGCACTGGAAATAAAGAAGCCCGGCGCACGCACCGACAGGGCGCGCGCTGCCAAACAGGCGGCGTTTCGCGAGCGCGTCAGGGCGCTGGGCGGGTTCGCGGCTCAAGTCGATAGCGTTGGGGCTGCCGTCGAGGCGATGAAGCGCGCGAAGCGGGGTGATAGCGAATGACGACGGAGAAACGGCTCGAGCGTGCGAAGGCGCAAACGTCGGGCGAAATGAGCTGCTCGCATGGCGCGACGGGATATCACGATTGGCAGCCGCTGAAGCATGGCGAGGGCCGGCGCTTCCAGTGCACGCTATGCAATGCCTTGGGCTACAACAACTCACTGCGGTGGGGCAAGGGTCGCGTCAAGGCGCGCATTAAGGCGCGCTGCTGCAGAATGAAGGGCTGCGACAATCCAGCGACACACATGCGATGGCGCGGCATAACGGCGCATGAGCCATGGTGTGAGGAGCACAGGCGGGCGGATAGCAAGTGAGGGTGCGCACATGCCGACGCTGAGGCGCTGGACGAGATGGCGCACGCTTACGACGCGCATGCTCGTGCGGTCGCTGGGTACTACCAAAACGTTACACGTAAAAAGGAAGAAGGCGGCCGGAAAGCCAAACGATCCTAAGTTGGCTCGTGGGCTGCTCGCCCTTCGTGCTCCGGCTCAGCCCGTGCGAGGCGTTCGTGGATCGGGTGGTCGAGGGCTGCGGGCACTAAAGTTGCCACAGCGCAAACCACGTTGTTGCCGCTGCTGCCACAATCGCGGACAGTAGCGGCAAGACGATCTCGTCTATGACTTGTTGCATGGGTCCTCGAATAGCTGGGGTTCGCGCTCGCGCAAAATGGCACGGGTTCCTACGGGGGAGTCGTTGCACGGTGACGATGAGGCGCACCATGAACCCCGCAGCATGCGCAGGGTCTCAAGGTGCCAGTCGCGCTCTCTGGCCAGCTCTTCGACGCGCGAGGCCAGATCGTCGGCCATGGCTTGCGCGTCGTCGCGTTCTTTGGCCAGTTCGTTGCCTTCTAGCGCTCTGATCCTATTGGCTGCCCAATCGGGTTCCATGCGGCATAGCGCGTTGAGGGTAACCGGGTTTTCATCTATGTCCTGTCGGTCTCGCATCGTCCGTTTCTTTCGGCGTGGCCTTTCGCGTCCTTCAGTCGCCAGAACGGGCCTTCCTCCGCTCCACGATGGACCCACCAGTAGGCACCGTCGGCCCGTCGCGTGATGTGGCCAAGAGTTGGGTGTGAGTAGCATCCTGGCGTTCCGCGTCGCCAGCTCATGACAACACCCCGCATCGGGTCGGATGCGCTAACGCCCGCACGCTGACAGGCCGCAGGCTACTCCGCGAGGAGTGCAACCGCGAGGGTACGTGTATGCGGATGTAGTCTGTCAAGGCAGGCTGTGGGCAACGTGGCCCAAGGGCGCGAGACCACAGTGAATGTTTTTCGACGTAACCCAGAGGTGAGTGACGCTTTGCGCGGATATTCACTACTTACATGATTGTAAGTGTCTTGGAGTTGCTCTGACTGGGATCATGATGTAGGTGTAGATAATGCTCGGGATTCGTGCTGGTGTGCCCTCAAGGCGCCGGAGATTCTTTGTCCCGACGGACCTAGATGGGCTGATTCTGGGCCTGCGGGCTGACCTGGGGATCACGCTGAACGGGTCAGACGTCAGCGCGTGGGCCGACTTCTCTGGCCAGGGCAACGATGCCGTGCAGGCCACAGCGGCGCGGCAGCCGACGTACATGCCAACAGGCGGCCCCGGCGGTCGGCCCGGGGTGAGGTTCACCCGCGCCGACGCAAACTGGATGGACCTCGGGTCCATGACCGACCCGAGCAACTCCTACACTCTGTTCGTGGCGGTGGATCTACTCGACAAGTCGCAGCCGCATCAGGATGTGCTCACATCATCGACAACGGGATTTACATTGAACCTCGGCTTTACCGCAGAGACGGTGGCGACGTACGACGGTGCGTGGATTAACATCGCGGCATCGCAGGATGGTGCGCAGGTGGTAACGCTGGAGCTGGATGAGGCCAGCGGCGGATCGTCGGAAGCATGGCGCGACGGGATATCGATTGGGACGGGTAGCTACGACGGCACCGTGAACTGGGCTGGTCCGAAAATCGGCAGCTGGGCATCCGCAACGCACTACTTGGACGCCACCGTGTCGGAAATACTGCTGTACAACCGTGTGCTACCTGCTGCTGAGTTGACCCGGGTGCACGGATATCTGGTCGCAAGGCACGGACTATGATGATGCACCACGTCGGAACCAAGGCGCTCTGTGAAGCGCTGCAGCGCGCAGCGGACAAGATCCTTGGCTACCCTCGCCCCGGGCGGCGCATCGGCGGCGGCCGTCATGCGGAGGGCGGCACGACCGCGACAGCGGCCGACGTGCGACGTCATCCGACGCGGGAGCAGTGGGCATACCAAGTGACCGGCGAGTTGATCGCGGCGTTGGCTCTGCCGGGCGTGAGTGACGCTTTGCGCGCGCACCCGCTGAGGCGACTACGTGCCGAGGTGCTGCCGGATGACTGGGAGGCGGCGGCGCAATGAGCAAGGCGCGAGAGGTATCACAGCGGGCAAATTCGCCATTCGTGGCAGGCAACACGTACGGCTTTCAAAAGGGCAAAAGCGGCAACCCCAAGGGCGCCAAAAGCTCTAAGGGCAAGCCGCTGCTGCCCACGACCATCGAATATAAGCGCTTCGTTCAGCTGTGCCGCGAGAACGCCGATAAGGCGCTCCGCACGCTGCTAGACGTCATGTCTCACGGTGAGGACGCTCAGCGGGTGCGCGCCGCTGGCATGCTCCTAGATCGCGCGTTTGGCAAAGCCACGGAGCATGTGGTTGTCGAGCAGCAGACCGTCGCAGAGTTGCCTCCTGCGCAGCGTCTGCGGCTGCTGGAAAGCGCGGTCGACGCGGTGCGCAAGGAGATTCAGTAGTCTGTGGCGGAACTGATGGGGGAGTAGGCCTGTATGGACCCCGTCCTCGAGTACGCCAAACAGCTACGAGCCGAGCGATCCGGCGAGCGCGACATGTTCGCCGAACTCATGTGGCAGGACGAGCGTCTTGTGGCAGCGGGCTTCCCGCCCATCAGCGACTGGTGGAAAGGCGTTCTCCGAGATTTCTACGCCGGCGGCAAGATTCGCCTAGTGCCACAAGTGGGCCGACGTGGCGGCAAAAGCTCGACGTTGTGCCGCGTTGCCGTCTGCGAGGTGCTGCATGGCTCGCACGACGTGCCGCCCGGTGACACGGGCGTTTTTGCATTCGTGAGCGTCAAGAAGCCGGAGGCGCTCGAGCGGCTGGGCACCATCAGAGAGATTCTCGACGCGCTCGGCGTTGACTACGAGCCGAGCGGCGATGTGATCCAGCTCAGCGGCACTCGGCGCGCGTTCCGCGTCTACGCTGCTAGTTTTCGGACGAGCGTTGGTTTCACCGGCATCGGCTTGGTCTTCGATGAGGTCAGCCGTTGGCGTGACAGCGACACGGGCGCCAACCCTGCGACCGAGGTGCTGCGCAGCCTGCGGCCCACCATCGTCACGATGCCCAATGCTCGCGAGTTCCTGAGCAGCAGCCCGTTCAGCACTCTGGACGCGCATTATGAGGCCTTCGAGCGCGGCGACACGGCCGAGCAGACGGTCGTCAATGCCCCGACGTGGGTGGCAAATCCCACGCTGAGCAAGGACCGCTGTCGGCAACTCGAGCAAGATGAGGCTACGTTCGATCGCGAGTATGGCGCAGTGCCGATGTCAGGCGGCCTCGCCACGTTCTTCGACCACCGCGAGTTGGAGGCAGCTGTGCGCACCGCAGCGGAGCTCGGCCCGACCACGGCCGACTACCAGCCAGACGACACGCTTACGGCTGGCGCTGATTTCGGCTTTGCTCGCGACAGCAGCGCAATCGTCACGATGCGACGGCGAGGCGGTATCTACCGTGTTACCGACCTGCTGGAGCTGCGCCCGGGGCCCGACGCTGCCCTTAAGCCGAGCGAGACAGTGGCCGAGTTTGCGGCGATGCTCGTGGCTCACGGGATTGACGGCGTCATGGCCGATGCGCACTACCGCGAGAGTATTATCGAACACCTGGCCGAGGAGCAGCTAGGTTTCCTCGACGCGCCAGCGGACGTGCCCGCGACATACGTGCGACTGCGGACGCTGCTGCATCAAGGGCAGCTGGAGTTACCCGAGCACAAGCAGTTGCTGCGCGACCTCAAAGAAGTTCAGGCGAGGCCTACGGCAGCTGGGCGACTGCAGATTGTCCTACCTCGCCGGACGGGCGGCGGGCACGCTGACATCGTCTCAGCGCTGGTGCTGGCGGCTTGGCAGCGGGCTGGGAAGGTTGTACAAGCGGCGACGATACTGGATAATGGCTGGACCCAGCAGGAGCACGATGAGGTTCAGGCGCTAATCCGCAAGCGGCAGCGAGCGAGGGGCGATGACGGATGGATGAGCGACGACTGTACGTTTGGGGACTAGTGACACGACACGTCGAGGACGGCAAATGAGCATTGATTCGGGAACCCTGACCTCTGTAGGTCAGCTTGCTGACCTGGCCCGCGAAAAAGGTATCTTGCAGCTACAGGTCGGCAACATCTCAATGGCGCTTGGTGCGCTGCCCACCGAGCAGGTAGATGCGGACGACGAGCAGCCCGCCGACCTCGGCACGCCCAGCGGCGGCGATGCTACGGGCGACGACGACATGCGTTTTGCTCACTCACGGATGCGCGCGCCCAACTTGCGAGAGATGCGAAAATCATGAGGCGTCGACTCGTGCACGCTGAACTCGCTGAGCCCGCGGGCACTCCCGGGCCGGGCAACAACATCCGCGTACCCGTGCAGCATTTGCAGACGGAGCACCCGGCCCACGGTGGCTACGTCGAATCGTTGGAGTACCGCGATGGCCTAGTGTGGGCAGGCGATACCGCCTACACTGGCGCCAAGCGGTTGCAGTTTGCGCCGCTGCACCCAAGCGAGGAGACTGCTTGGATGCCTATCTGGGCCGCGGGACATAACGCCTCCGTGTCAACGTGCGCCATCTGCGGCGATAAGCTAGGACCAAAGCAGCAGCGGAACAAATCCAAGACATGCGGGCGATCATGCGGTGCGACGCTGCGGCACCAGAAGCGAAAAGAGCTGAACAATGGATGAAACGCGCTGGTGGAAGGCACAGAGCGAGGACCTAGCCCAGGCCGTGTGCGACGCGGCGTCCGAACTCGATGATGTAACGTTGGGTCGGCAGCAAACGATTCTCGACTCCTATTGCCTGTATGGCGACCGCAGCGCCATCATCGGCAGCGGGTTCTCAGCTTTGCAGCAGGACGCATCTATCACGCGCAATGTCATCGCCAGCGCAGTGGATACTGTACTGAGCGAGGTCACCCAGACGCGCCCGCGCCCGATGTTCGTAACCATTGGCGGCGACTACCTGGAGCAGGAGCGCGCCCGCAAGCTGACGTACTACTGCGATGCCAAATTCCAGGAAGCATCGGCGCGCGACCAGGGCGACCAGGCGACGCGTGACGCTGTTGTGGCCGGACTCGGTATCCTGTGGCCGTACATCGATCCGCTGCGGCAGCAGGTGGACGTCGAGCGCATCTTCCCCGCTCATTTCCTCGTAGACGATCGCAATTGCGTAGGCGTGTGGCCGCGCTCATACTTCGTCCGGCGCATTATGGATCGCTGGCAGCTGTCGAGTATGTACCCGGACCACGCCGATGCCATCGAGAGCGCACCGGGCCCCGACGAGTCGCAGTGGTACGCTGACTCCTACAGGACGCAGGATACCGTGGAGGTGTGGGAGGCTATCCACCTGCCGAGCGGACCCGAGACGGGCGACGGGCGCCACGTTACTGTGGTCCCCGGCGCGGTGCTGTACGATGAGCCCTACATCTACCGCGACCCACCATTTGCTTTCGTCCGCGCAGTCAAGCCCATCTGTGGGTTCTGGGGCGAATCGCTAGCGCAACGAGCCGAGCCGACGCAGCTGGAGCTGAACAAGCTCCTGCGGCGCACTCAAGACTCGATGCACTTGAACGCGCGTCCGATCTGGTGGGTGCCGCGACAATCGGGCGTGGTGGTGGCGCATCTCACGAACGACGTCGGAACAGTGGTGCAGTACGACGGCGCGAGGCCGCCGGTACAATACAACCCGCAATCCATGCCGGCAGACGTGTATCAGTACATCGCGGCGCTTGAGGGCAAAATCTACACGCAAATTGGCGCATCTGAGCTCTCCGCTGCAAGCCTCAAGCCCCGCGGGCTGAATAGCGGGCGAGCTTTGCAGGTGTACAACGACGTACAATCGCGGCGCTTCATCGGCCTTGAGCGCGACTACGAGCAGCTTTTCGTGCGCCTTGCGCGATTGACGGTTCGCCTCGAAAAGCAGATCGCCGAGGACAACCCCGAGCATGAGATCGTCTACGAGAAAAAGAAGGCGGCTACGCGCGTGCGCATCAAGTGGGGTGATATCGACCTCGACGAAGACAGCTATCGCGTTCAGGTGTTTCCTGCGTCTGCCTTCCCGACCAATCCCGCGGCGAAGATCGAAATGTTGGAAGGCATGCTCGAACGCGGCACCATCGACCAACAGGCTTTCTACGAGCTCTCGCTTGACGTCCCCGACTTGGAGGCCATGCGCAACCGCGTTGTGGCGCCGCTCGAGCTGCTACATCGGCGCTTCGACATGATGCTTGAAGACGGCGAATACCTCGCGCCCGACACATATATGGATCTCGAGATGGGCATCCGCGAGTGCGGCATCACGCTGCAGCGCGCCGAACTCGATGGCGCTCCTGCTGAGCGTCTCGAGCTGCTCCGGCGATGGCTCGGCGATGCCAAAGCACACCTAGACGCAGCAGCGCAGGCCATGGCGCCACCAGCGCCGCCGCCGATGCCCCCGGGCATGGATCCAGGCATGATGTCCCCCGAGGGCATGGGCCCGCCGATGCCTCCTGGGGCACCTCCCGAGCTTGACCCTGCGCTTGCTGGCGTGCCCGACCTGCCGCCGATGAACTAGAGGAACCATGAGCCAAGAAGTTGCCGACATCGCCACCGCTGACACCGCAGCGCCCGCCCCGGATGTTCCCGCAGCGGCGCCCGATGCCGCGCCCGACGCACCCGCAGCAGCCATCGAAGCGGCAAGCGATGCGGAGCTGCTCGAAGCGGCCGACGCTGCCCTGAGGGGCACTGACGCAGCAGACGACGTTCCCGACGCCGACGCCGCGACGAAGCCAGGCGCAATCGGCGCCAAGCCCGACGACGCGCCCAGCGATGATCCACCCAAGCCTGACGCCAAGCCCGACGACGAGCCCATCGGCGACATCGAGCGCAAGACCGGATCGCGCGCGTGGGAGCACAAGCAGCTCCGGCGCAAGCAGCAGCAGCAAGCGCGCGCTGAGGCGGACTATGACGCGCGCGTCAAGGCGCTCGCCGAGAAAGAGGCAGCTGCCGCGGGTGATGCGGAGCTCGCCAAGTTGATGACCCTGAATCCAATCAAAGCCGCGGAGGAACTCGCCAAGCGCGGAGGGTTGCGCGGTGACGAGTTTTTGGAGCGCCTGCAGCGGGCGTACGTCAAGGGCGACGATGGCGGCCAGGCCGACGTGCGCACCGATCTTGCCGAAATCAAGGCAGAGATCAAGGCGCTCAACGAGGCTCGCGCAGCAGCTGTCGCCGAGCGCAAGGAGGCGGCACAAGCAGACGCGCTGGCCAAGCAGAAAACCAGCTGGGTAGATGGGCTCGCCAAGCAGGCCACCAATGGCGGGGGTTACACCTACCTCGCTGCAGCCATGAAAGCAGATCCCGAAAAGACCCGCCGCGCAATGGCTGACGCGGTGGAGACGATCTGCCGCGAAGGGTGGGAGGTCGCACCCGAGGACCTGCTTGACGAACTTGACAAGCAGGAAAAAGCCAGCCACGATCACTACGCAGCAATGCAGGCGCACCTCTCGGGGAGCGTTCCGGGCCAGGGACACCCGGCTGGCCAGCCAGCAAAACCCGCCTCAGCACAGAGGACAGTCACCCCCCACGATGTCGCTAACAGCGGCGGCGCACAACGGGAGCTAACTCCTGAGGAAAGGTTGCTAGAGGCCGATAAGCTTCTGCGGTAACCCCGAGGCTGACAGCTCTATTGGCGCATGCCGTCAACAGGAGCTGCAATGGCTAGTCTGACTACTACGGCGTTCGCCAACGCCTTGAAAATCCTCTACAGCAAGGGCTTGGAGGAGGTTTGGTACAAAAAGTCCCCATTCTTGGCATGGGTCAACAAGAGCTACAACTTCGAGGGCGCGTCCAAACAGATCGTCCCGCTAGTCGCTGGCATCCGCGGCTCGACGAAGTTCGCAGAGGCGATGGCTGCCAAGAGTAACCCGACGCTGGCCAAGTTCTTGGTCACGCGGGTAAAGGACTACGTGATCGGCTCGATCGACAACGAGGCAATGAAGGCCTCGCGGTCGCAAAAAGGCGCGATGGCGCAGGCTCTCAAGACGCAGATGGACGCCGCTCTGTACGAATTTGGCCGCTCCGCAGCCTTCCAGGTTTGGGGCGACGGCACCGGTACACGCGGCACCGTTTCGAGTGAATCGACTGTGACGCTGACTCTCACCGATGTGAACGATATGGTTAAGTTTGAGATCGGTATGGTGGTTGAGGCCAAGTCGAGCGGCGGCACGCTGCGTTCTGGATCTGTGGCCATCACGGCTATCGACCGCGATGCCAAAACGCTGACCGCTGCGGCCAACTGGACCACGGGCATCCCTGGCCTTGTGGCTACCGACACCATCGCTCGCGCTGGTGACTACACGGCCAGCAGCAGCAACGTCCTGAGCGGCGTCTTGGCTTGGATTCCGCCAACGGCCCCGACAACCGGTGACAGCTTCTTTGGGCAGGATCGCTCTGTCGACGTCAACCGGCTGAGCGGAACACGAGTGCTCGGCGCCGGCAAGACGATCGAGGAAATCGTCTTCGATGCGCAGGCTGAGGCGGCAATCAATGGCGCACAGGTGGACACGCTTTGGCTCAATTCCAAGCGGCGCGCCGAGTTGTGCAAGAGCCTGCAGGGCAAGGCCATGTATCAGCAGACCAGCGTTACTAGCAGCGGCGGCCAGAGCGGCAAGGTGAAGGTTGGCTTTACCGGATTCGTCGTACCCGGCGAGGATGGCCCAGTGACGATCATGTCAGATCCCAACTGCCCCTACGCCTACGGGCTCATGACTCGTAAAGCGGCGTGGGAGCTTTCTTGCCTCGACGGCTGCCCTCACTTCGCAGACGAAGCGGGCGGCAAATTCATGCAAGAGACCTCGGCCGATGCCATTGAGTTCCGACTTAAAGTGTATTGGCAGCTCTGCTGCGAAAACACCCGCGACAACATCCTGATCAGTTGGGACGCATAGGAGGCAATCATGGCTATCAAAGACAGCACTGACCTGATTAAACACCTCGCCCACACGCAATCGCAGGACGACATTGACTACCTGTTGCGCGAGAGGGTGATATACTGCCACCTTCCAGCGGACGCAGCGGCGGCAGATGCCACCAACTATATCCTGCTGGAGGCCGACGAGAATATCGAGCTGGTCAGCGCCAAGATCACATGCGCCGCCGCTGTCGCTCTGGACGCGTCTGACTACGCCACGCTAGACCTGAACATCGAAGACGGGGCTGCGGGCGGACTCACGTCTATCGACAGCTTTACCACTGCGGCCACCACACTGGCCGCCAGGGTGGCCAAGTCGTGGTCCGGCATCGCTGCCACGGATACCCTCGACGCGGGGGAAATTCTCGTCCTCGAGGTCACTAAGACCGGGAGCGGTGTCGTGATTACCGACTGCATGGTTGAAGTCAAGTTCCGCTACCTCTAGGGCAATCATGACCACCTCAGAAAAAGGGCAGTACCGGCCATATGCGGGAGCTCGCGGGCTGACCATTGCGAGCTTCCGCTTCGATACTAACAACGGCTCTGCCGCCGATGGGTTGGAAGATCCAGGCGGCGTAGTCTCTGCCATGACCTATTCCGCAACGGGTCAGGAAATCGCCACACTCAAGCGGCGGTACAAGCGGATATTTGCGCACGCGATCAGCGACGATGGCGACACCGTGGGTGAGGTAGAGGTGGACGCCTCAGCGAGCGCCACAGCGGCAAATACGGTCACCGTGTCCACGTGGTCGGATGCGGATCCACAGGTGGCGCTGGCAACCAACAACGTCAAGATCACGGTATTCCTCCACCTGTACGACAACTAGGAAGTAGGCCCCCATGGCTGCCAGCGTTCGCCTCGACGAACTACAACCGCGAGTTCGCGAGCTGGCAGACATGGAAACTGCGGCGGCCGCGTCTCACCTTATCGACGATACCGAGCTGAATCGGGCCATCAATCGCAACCTGAAGCGCCTGTACGACAAGCTCATCATGGTTCGCGGCGACGACTACTACGCCACCAGCAGCACTATTTCCACAGTGGCAGCGCAAGCGGCATATGCACTGCCCGCCACGTTCTATCAGCTGCTTACCGTAATGGCGTACGACGGGAGCGGCAACTATCGCGATCTGAAGCGCTGGGGCTACAAGGACCTGGCCGCGCTAAAGAGCCTGGAAGCCAACAGCAACAGCGGCCTGGAGTGGTACCGATACAGGCTAGTCGGCACCACGGTTGAGATCCGGCCCAAGCCCACCGCGGCAACTGACACGCTGGAATACCATTTTATCCCCACCATGACCGAGCTTGCCAATGCGAGCGACACGTTCGACGGCGTCAATGGATGGGAAGATTGGGCATGCTACGGGGCTGCCGTCGATATGGCTAACAAGGAGGAGAGTTACGAGCACGCGGCCGCATTGAAGGCGCAGCAGGCCGAACTCACCGAGGCGATCCGCAAGCTTGCAGGATCCCGCGACGCTGGCCGACCGCAGCAGGTACAGGACACGCGCAAGGACTGGAGCACGCGACGCCGCTTCGGGCGCAATGATTGGAATTACTAGGCCATGGGTCGGAACCCTGCCAACCCTAGGCCGCACCAAGACGACCGCCGCGCCGAGTCGCTCAGTGAGGCGGCGCGTGCGCTGCAGGGGCAAACGCGCAGCCTACCCTTCCATGAGGGCAACAAGGTCTCGGTGAGCATGACGGCCAACAGTAGCAAGGTCGTGTACCACCACCTCGGGCACGTGCCGCAGGGGTATCTACTCTGGGGCGTTAAGGGTGACGAGGGCAACGTCTCGTACACTGCCAAGGACGACAAGACAATCACATTCAAGAACGCCGCAGCAGCAGCGGCGGTCACATTCGACGCGTGGGTGTTCTGATGGCTCCGCGTAGCAAAATTCAGATCCCCTTGGCGCGAGGCCTTGGCCAGGGCGTAGACGAGCGCGTGCGCGCTCCTGCGGTACTGAGCGAGGCCACGAACGCTGATTTTCTCAGAACCGGCGCGTTGACGAAGCGCCATGGCTTCACCGCGCTGGCAACCGCTGTCGTTGGAGGGGGCAACCCTAGCGCCCAAGGCAACTGCAAGAGCTTGTTTTCCACTGGCACCGAGCTTTGCATTCGTGGCCATCGAAGCCTATATACGTTCAACTCGAACGATGATCTATGGCTGAATCGCGGCCCGTTGTCGCCAATGACGGGCGAGCTCGAGACCGTCTACCATGACCAGCTATCGTGGGAGGGCGGCGACACGTGGAGGCTTGGCAACTACATTGCCTATATCGGGCAGAGCCAGCGGCAAACCGATGAGGTTGTCACGAATGTTGAGTATGCTGCCAGCTTCCGCGCTACGACTACCGACCACCATGTCCTGATTGCCAACTACGAGCTTGCATCGGACACCGACGCTACAGCGGTACCACACTCGGTCAAGGCCGCAGCTTGCACCGGCAAGCTCCTGGTGTCCTGGCTAGCGGGCAACCAAGCCGGCACAGCCGCGTCGCTGGTCATTGCGGCGTACGCTACGGCTTCGCCCAGCAGCAACCCGCCCACCGTCAAGACGATCGCAAACGTCTACCACGCAACGTGGGACAACCGCCGTACTTACGACATGATCGAAATGGCGAACGGCAACTACGCCGTTGCGTGGATCGACCACACCAGCAGGGAGATCACCGTTAGCATTTTCAATTCGTCGCACGCGCAGCAGGCCACTGTTCAGATCGCGGCAACGCAGCCCTACAGCCTGGTGTCGCTGCATCACGACTCGGCCAATAGCCGCATTTACGTGCTGGCGGTAGCGGAACCCACGGGCGGCGGAACTCGCCAGGTTGAAATGTGGAGCAAGGCGGATACCACGCTGGGTGCTGGATTCGGGCCGATTGTGCTCTACACGATTCCGGTCGGCGAAGACGTTACCTCGCTGGGCGTGGCCGAGGGCACCAACAGCGATGGCGATGATCGCATTTGCGCAGTATGGACGGTCGTGTCCGGTGGCGATAACGACACCAAGGGCAACGCCATCGGGCTAGACGATTGGTCGGTGGACAGCCGCTCGCTCAGTACCGGCGGCGCGGATCTGGACACGAGGCTCCGCATTTACAATACGCTGCAACTATCGAAGCCATTTTGGCAAGGGGCCCGCTGCTACGTCGTGGCCAGCACTGCCACAGGGGGCGTGGCCGTTGATAGCCATGTGATTCTCGACCTGGACCCCATGGCATCGGACGCTGCGCGCACCTACACGCTTGCTGGTGTATACGACGTCGGCGTCTCCCTGGTCGCTGGGTCGAGCGGGTTGAATCTGGCGACGCGCGTGGGGACCGGCAACGCGGTCTACCAGACAGGGGCGAGCACAGGTATCTGGCGGCACATGTCCACATCTGTAGCCTACGTGATTGAGGACAGTACGACTGAGCGTGCACGCTACTCGCAGGACCGCCTCGAATACGATTTCGCCAAGCCGAGCACCAACGCGCTGGTGACCCGCGGCGCTGCGCTCATTGGCGGCGGTCAGGTGGACTGGTATGGCGGTGTAATCGCCGAGGAGCTTGGCTATGCGCATCCTCCGTTCATCCTCGGACTCAACCCGAGCAACACCGCAAGCGGTACGCTCAGCGTGTCTACCACCTACAGCTACCAGGTGATGTGGGAGGGCTACGACGAGCGCGGCATCTGGCATCGTAGCCAGCCAAGCCCCGTTAAGTCGCAGGCCACAGGCGGCGCAGATGACACGATGGATGTGACGTGCTGCTCGCTTGGCGCGACCAATCGGATCGACCGTCGCAACATGGGCCTGGTCGTCTATCGCGCTGCTGCCGACGGCATTTACGCTCGCATCTCGGATCCTATCCGCGCCATTCGCAACACGGGGTCGCACTGGTACTGCGACGTCTACCGAGATTTTGGCATCGGCGATGTGGGCGAGACGCTGTACACGCTGAGCGGGGCAGAGGTGGGCGCGATTCAACCCGAGGGCGCTCGGATCGCCATGGTCAACGGCCGCCGCGTTTGGCTCGGAGGCTTCTACCGCCGTGACCGGATTCAGTACTCCAAACTGGCCACCGCCGGCAGCCCCAACGAGGACGCTATTGCACCCGAGTTTAACGAGGCGTTCTCGTTCACTCTGCCCGGCGGCGAGCGGTGCACGGGGCTCGCGGGGCTAGACGATAAGGTAGTGGTACTCACCGAGAGTAGCCTCTACCTCATCGCCGGATCTGGGCCGGACGACGGCGGGCGCAACGACGATTTCTCGGGACTGTCGGAGATCAACGCAGCAGACGGATGTACCGAGCCCCGGAGCGTCGTTACCTATCCGGGCGGCGTGATGTATTTGGGCAAGGAGGGCTTCTACCGCGTTGGGCGAGGCCTCGACGTGTCGCTTGTGGGCGATCCTGTCCTCGACGAAATCGCGGCGTACCCTACCGTCACAAGCGCAGTGAGTGTGCCTAAGCGCAGTCAGTTGCGCTTCACTTGCCTGAGCGCGGACCAGCGCTACTCGATTGTTCTCATTTACGATTACAGTGTGAAGGCGTGGCTCAAGTGGATACCGCTGGACAGCGCTGGCGCTCAGCTGCGCATCGTTGGCAGCTGCGTCCACAACGACGTCTACCACTTGCTCGAGACTGATGGCACCGTTTGGAAAGAGGACGCGAGCACCTACTACGATGACGCTACGCGATTTGTGCCGATGTCCGTCGAGACGGGCTGGATCCAGGCCGCTCGCCAAGGTGGCTGGCAACGCGTGCGCAACGTCTCGGCGCTGGCATCTCGGAAGGACCCGCACAATCTGTCCATCACGCTCTACCAGGATTTTGAGACGGGGTCCTCTCAAACCTACCAGTGGACCGAGGCTATCATTGACACGATGGCCCAACCAGCGGTGCGCCTTCAGCCGGTAATGCGGGTGTTGCGCCAAAAGTGCACGGCGATTAAAATCAAGATTGCCGACACGGAATCAGCGAGCAGCAGCTCGGGTCAAGGCTACGATCTGGCCGGGTTCATGCTCGAAGTGCAGGAAAAACGCGGACCGGTAAAGGTTGGCTCGATGCAGAGGAATTAGCCATGGGATTCGGGAACGTACTACTGACTCTAGGGGGCGGCTATGCGGGCTCCGGCTCTGAGTTGTTCGGCAGTGGCGCGCCAGAGGGTGAGCGGCCTACTGCCTATAACCAGACGACGCCCGGTTGGCTTGATGAGCAATCGCGGCAGGCAATCGGCGCGATGGGCGAGTACGAAGTGGGCATGGCGCGCGATGTCTACGACCGCCGCATGCGGGGCGAGGATAGCGTAGCGCTGGCTGCCCGTATGCAGCAGCTAGGCGATGTGCGGCGCCGCGCAGCCATGGCAGGGGCCATGGGTCCGCTTGCGGCGCGCCAGGGCATGTTCCGCGGCGGTGATGAGGCTATTGGGCGCTTGACGTCGACAGCCGGAGCGCACCAGAGCGAGATTGAGCAAGCGCGCGCAGCAGCGGCAGGCGCCTACGCTCGCCGCAGCGACTACGAGCTGGCCTTGCAGCGGCTCAAGGGGCAACGCATGCTCGGCGGTGAAAAAGCGTGGCAGCAGCATGAGGCGCGACGTGAGGCGCTCGACCAGGCCAACAAGGCGCGCGTCCAGAACTGGATCATGAGCATGGGCAGCAGCGCATCGACTGCCGCTGGGGCCGCGGCAGGAGGAGAGTAGACGATGCCCAACAAAGAAATCAGCGGCTACGATCCCCTCTTCCCAATGCGCGGCCTCGAAAGTCCCGCGCAAATCGGAGCGGTGGATCGCGAAAGCCTTGTTGGCACATGGGGCGACGAGTGGGATTTCGCCCAGCAGCAGGGTGAGCGCGATCGACAAGGCCATGCCGTCGCCGGCGCCGAGGGCGCTATGTGGCGCGACCTGGCGCGACAGCAGCGCGCTATCGGCGCATCGGCTGCTGGGCGTGGCTACAACCCGGGCCTAGCGCGAGCTGGCGACTGGGCGGGCGGCGAGCTCGCTTCGCGTGGCGAGGGCCTTGCTCAGCAGCTGCGCGCAGCTGAGGCACAGCACCGACAGAAGCTCATGATGGACGCCCTTGCGCGCCGATCGGCAATGGAATTGACCCAACAGGGCATGGAAACCGGCCACCTGATCGGGGTCAAGGGCATCCAGGGTGGCTACGACCAGCAGGCATTGCAGGCGGAGCTTGCCGGCATGCGCGAAACCAACAAATGGATCGGCGCTGGTGTAGGTGCTGCGGGCGCCGCGTTCGGCGCAGCAGGGCAGCTGTGGGGCGGCGGCGGCGGCGGTGGCGGCGGCGGTGGCGGTGGCGGTGGCGGGGG